TCTTTGACTGCTACAACGAAGCAGACTTTTGCAAGATCGTCTACACCGAGCACAAGCATGGACTATGACTGGTGGCTCGATAACCAACTTTACCAACACGACAAGGAGCGAGATAAAAATGAGCGAGAACAGCTGGAACGAAAGAGAGACGAATTTGGAGAAACCGAACCCGATTGTGGAGTGGCTGCTGTGCGCCGCTCTCGGTATTGCCCTGGGTGTCCTAATGTTTTTCTTTGTCAGATAGGCGGATGCTATGAAATTCAACGAACTGAGGATGATTAACGTCAAGGACAAGATCGAGAAGAAGAACAACCTCTCGTATCTATCCTGGGCCTGGGCTGTAGACACCCTGTTGCAACACGATCCGGCTGCGAGCTGGGAATACAAACCTCACCAGACTTGGAATGACACGGTGATGGTCTTTTGCGAAGTCAAAGCCTTTGGAGTGTCTCGCACCGCTCAGCTGCCGGTAATGAATCACCGCAACCAGCCTATTGCTAACCCTGATGCTTTTCAGGTCAACACGGCGATGCAAAGATGCTTGGCAAAGGCAATCGCTTTACATGGCATCGGTTTGCACATCTATGCTGGCGAGGATTTGCCAGAGGGTGCAGAATCTGTAGAACCTGGCGCAGAATCTGATAGCGACCACATTGCAAAGCTAGCCAGTGCTGAGTCCATAGAGGACTTAAAGCAGATATTCGCGCAGGCTTACAAGGTCAGCAAGAACAATCCAGACATGATCAAGAAGCTCGAAGAAGTTAAAGACAAACGCAAGCGAGAGCTCACCGAGGTTAAGAAATGAACCAGCAACAGATACTCGATGCTGCAAAGCGATCCGGTGTGCTTATCTCTGGCCGCGATGAGTTCCTAAAGGCAGTCACCCAGTTTGGCAAGCTGCTTATCAACAAGGCAGCGCCAAGGCCGCTGACAAAGACTCAGAGAGCTTATCTTGCTGCGCTCGATGATTGGAAGTCGTTGCAAGAGCTAGCCGATAAGTTTAATTGCACGCCACAAAATGCCCTAAAGATCGTCAGGGCCTTGGAAGCAAATCGACTTATAAGCAAAACAAAACTCTTTAAGCGCAGGACTGACAAAGGCGCATGGGCCTTCTACTACAGGCGAAACAATGAACATTGATCGATTCGAAGAAGATTTACTCAATAGCATCCAAGCGCAGCGTTGTCGCAAATTGCTCTGGGCTGTCATTGAGCTAGCCGTTGATGATGCTTGCAGGGTTCCTAACCGTGTCACGCCGCAAGACGATGCGGTATCAGCCCTGCGATTTCTATTGTCTGAAGACATCGACGGCTATCTGATGTGGCTCGATGTCAATGCCGGTGAGTTTAAGCGCCGGTTGCTGGAGGCTATGTACTCGGAGAAGCAAAACAAGTTCGATGAGAGCTCAAAACGTGCTTTTCGGTTCAATCACAAATGGTATGTCAGAAATGCGAATCATACTCACCACTGAAAGCGATCGCGTGAAGGCTTTAGAGGCCGTACAAGGAGCTGAACTGGGCCTGATGGTAACAATCATCAAGCCACCTCGAACAGCGGCTCAGAATCGCTTTTATTGGGCTTTGCTGACTGCTTGCTCGGAGCAGTTAGTCGCTGGCCGGTATTCGCAGGAAATCTGGCACGAATGGGCGAAGTCTCGGTTTTTAGGCTCGGAGATGATCGAGCTGCCTGGAGGCCAACTTAAGGAGGTGGAGGCAAGCACGACAATGCTAAACACGGAGTCTTTTACTAACTACGTTGAGCAGATTCTGGCCTACGCGCTGGAAAAAGGCTTGATCTGGACCGACGAGATGAAGGATTCAGAGCTTGACCTTGTAAAGCTCGGCATCAGAAAACGATAGGGGCGATCATGCAACTTAGAGGCGACAGAAACCAATGCCAAGCCTGCAAACAGTATTTCAACTCAACGTTCGCGTTTGATAAGCATCGAACTGGCGATTTTGGACTGAGCCGTAGATGCAAAACAGGCGATGAAATGAGGCAGGTGGGTATGAGTATCAACAGCGCAGGATTTTGGATTTCTAGCGCTTATGCAGGACCAGCAAAAAGGGGTGAAAATGGATCAGAGAACGGTTGAGTGGTACCAGGCGAGGCTTGGACACGTTACAGCGAGCAGGGCTAGCGATGCGATTGCAAAAAAAGATAGCGCGACCAGGCGCAACTATGCAATTCAGTTGGTCACGGAAAGGCTCACGAAGTTACCCGTCGAAGGCTTTCAGTCGGCAGCAATGCAATGGGGTGTCGAGCAAGAACCGGTGGCTAGGGCTTGCTATGAGGCCCATACAGGCGTTTTTGTAGAGCAGACAGGGTTTCATACTCATCCATCTATAAAATGGCTTGGAGCATCGCCGGACGGGTTCGCTGAAGATGGTTTGCTAGAGATCAAATGCCCTAATAGCAATACCCATGTTGATTATTTACTCGCAAAGGAGGTGCCAGCAAAGTACAAATCTCAAATGCTTACTCAAATGCTCGTGACTGGGCGCAGGTGGTGCGACTTTGTGTCGTTCGATCCACGACTGCCTGAGCACTTGCAACTATTCGTTATTCGCTATCAACCAAAGCCAGAGGATTTCAAGATTATTGAAATCCAACTTACTAACTTTCTGGCCGAGGTCGAACAAATGGAGCAGCAGCTATGCCAAAAGAGCTAACAGGGTCGCTAAGCAAGAACAAGAAAAAAGAGAAGGAGCAGCACCCCGATTATCGAGGGTCTGCAACGATAGCCGGTGTTGATTACTGGATCAGCGGATGGGCCAACGAAGGCTCAGACGGAAAATATCTTGGCCTAAAGTTTCAGCAAAAAGATGAGCAAGCCAGACCAGCTAAGAAGGCAAACGACGATGATGACATCCCATTCTGATTGGCGAGAACTGTTAGCGAACCAGACTAGCAAGGAGCGATTCCGACCTGTGGAGCAAATCTGGGCTGAGTACGGATGGCAACCGCCGTCTACACATTGCCCTGATACGATGGCAAAACATAAGGCGTTTCGGGAGTGGTCGATCCGTGGCATCGTGGATCAACCTTATCAAGCAAGTTAGAAGCTCTGACGTTGAGGAGATAAGGGCAGCGTATGCAAAAGCGTTGCCCTTTGTCGTTCATGACTGGGCGCTTATGATCTTGCGAGTGCCTAAAGCCAGACGTTTAGACCTGCTAGAGAAGATCGACAAAATACATGGCGAGCGTATTGGTCAGATGGTGCGCGATAAGGTTATTGCTTTGCACAAACTGCGCTCACATAACCCTGAAGGCCAGACAGTTTGACGCTTACTTGGTCAGCCTCTGCCGCCATGCTTGCAAGAGTTTCTGCACACGCTCGGAAAAGTTCGCGCTCTGCGGCTCCATGAGCTCCGGTGCTGGTGGCGGTATCTTTGCTGGCTGACTCGCTACGGGTAGCGAGCGAGTGGCGCAGCTGCTCAAGCTCAGACAGATTAGCAGTGGCAGCGCTAGCCGCCTGACGTTTAGTTTGGGCATATTTCACCTCGGCTTGATGTTTTTCGGCTGTAAGTCGTTGCTCGGTTTCTCTGGCCTGCTGCTCTAGTTCGATGATGTGATTTTGCTGCTCGATCATGGCACGATCTAGCGCAGACTTGCCGATGCTGCGACCCGTCCAGGCAGCAGCACCATGCGTAATCACAAGCGTGACGATAAGGGCAACCAGTCGCCAGTCAGTCATGCTTTCACCCCTATGCACTTGCGGTATTCGTCTTGTCTGCGCTTGGTGAGCCCTGCAAGCGTCTTGCCTTGGAACTTATCCCATTTCAGTAGCTCTTTGCAGGCTCCTGCGTAATCCCTTGCTTTGAGCTTCTTGACCAGCGTTGATTTGCAAGCAGCGCCTGATCCTACGTTGTAGGACCATGAAATGTAGGCTTCCCATTCGTGCTGGTGCAAGGGCACGTCACCGATGCAAGCCTTCATCTCTGTTTCAAACCGGCTGACATGCTCGCCAAGCCTAACCAATGCTCTAACCGGATCGGTCTTATCTGTGGGCTTGACATTAGTAGCGTCACCAAATCCAATGGTTAGCCGGTCGCCTTTGACAGGAATAATCGGACGATCGGAGTAGCCCTCGTGAACAGCGATACCGATGAGCGCTGCTGCACTTAGTGATAGGGTTGCAATAGCTCTACGCAATGGCTTCTCCTCGGAAATACGCTACGTTGTCGATGACTTCAACGAGCTCCGGCGGTAAGAGTAGACCATCTCTAAAGTGCAATACAGCAAAGCCTGAGCACCAAGGCAGCGGGTTGTCCTCTGTGTATTTGAACTGGTTGCCGCCAGGATCGGCTAGCATCCCTGTGCTTACTCCATAACGCCTGCCACGATAGTCGCCCCAGCCTTTGACCTCTAGCAAGTGCGTATGACCGCTTATTGTAGAAATGCCAGCCTTCAGGACGTTGTTATAACCGCTGTGTATGCCGCCATGCTGAAGCCTATGCTTGACCATGCAAAGGTCGTTAATCATGACAGACCAGCTTACAGACCATTCTGGCAAGTGGTCTTTGAGCGAAGTGCCTGCAATGCCTTTGAACTCAGGCACAGCGCCAGCAAGTTTGCGATCAAACCGGATGTCATGATTGCCAGTCGTGCGATGCAGGAAGGTTCCTAGTCCCTTACACGCTTTCACGATCTGATCCATATGCCACTGGACTGCTTCGAGCTCATCGCGCAGGCTTGTTGCAGGCTCCCAGTCAGCAGGTCCGTATTTGCTAATCGTGCCGCCATCGAGGATATCGCCATTCGCAATGATTGCTTTAGGTTTAAGCGTCTTAATGAGTTTTAAGAGCGCATTAAAACCGGCTGAAGGCTCACCAGGCATGAAGTGAGCATCGCTGAAAACAAGCACATAGCCTTCTACTTCTAGCGTTGCTCGCCTGCGATCTTCTGGCAGCGTAAAACGTCCATCTTTAGTGGGTAGCAGGATGTTGTATTTTTTCTCAATAATCCTGCGTCGCTCGTAGACGTTACGCAAAGCAACGCCGAGACGGTATGCAATCTTGGTCGGGCTACCTAACTCTTTCCAGACTTCGATGAAGTATTCATCTTCTGACTTTTTACGCACTTTCAAGCCCCTCGCTCGACGCTGATAATCATCTTGCGAGGGATTACCAAAGTCTGAGCAATAGCGTCATCCGTAATGGACTGACAAATCTTCAAGCCCTTTTTATTTTCAGCTACTAAGTATCCAACGCTGACAATAATAGGCACTTGAAACGCTTTGGCTTTCTCTAGGCTGTCACCCCAGCCTAGTGTGTCGTGAGCAGCATCCTCCCAAACAACTTTAACTATCGGAGGATAAATTCGCATTCTTCTTGTCTTTTATAGCGTGGTACCACTTCCAGACAAGCCAGCCGGACTGTAACACAATGTAGATCAGCGTGGCAATCGCTACCCATTCGTTTATCGTGATGCCTCCAGCGGTGGCAGCAGTTGCTACGGCAACGGGTGGCGCAGCTTTTGCCGCCTCTGCGATTACATCTGACTTTTGTTCAGGGCTCATGACAAGTAAGCCTCTCCGTTAGCAATGGCGGTAGCAATAGGGGTTAAATCGTAGCCGGACCATATGTCTTTAGCTTGCATGATCTTCAAATGCTCGACGTTGCGCGAAACGGTATCAATAGCGTCTTGATTCTTGATGATGTCGCGCCCGAGGTAGTGTCCGGCAATGTAGCCTGCAATGAGATCGCACGAGTCAATCATCGCGGCATAGTGTCGAGGTGTCTTATCCACGTTGGTCATCCTTTAACTGAGCTTCAAGTGCCTCTACTCTCGCTGCCAATTCTTGCACAGCTTTCACCAGAGGAGAAATGAACATTTCTCGGCTAATAGCTTGGATGCCGTCTGGCCCCTGATCCCAGCCATTGAAAGTGGAGCAGCCTTCAGCGTCCAGCGCTGCTTTTACTTCCTGAGCTATAAACCCATGAATCACTGTCTGAGTATCTTTTTCGTTCTTCTCAGCGTAATACGGATGATCTTTTGGCAGCTGGTTTTGCGGCTTCCATGTGAACTTAATGGGGTTCAGTCGCTTGATGAATGAGAGACCAAGATCGTCATGCCCGATGATGTTTTTCATCGTGCCGTCAGATGTCTGCGTCCATGTAGCGTTTACTGTGTAAGCGTTGTAAATCTTGCCTGCGTTGCTGCCTATTGTTACAGTGCTATTGCCAGAACCGGTTATGCTTCTCCCGATTACAATTTGATTAGTTCCATTTGTGGAGCTTATCTCAGTAGAATTTCCTATACATATGTTTTCTGATCCAGTATCAATATTTAGGCCGGCATTTGGGCCAATACCAATATTAAATCCACCTGTAGAAATACCATCTAAAGCAGAAACACCCACAGCCGTATTATTGCTTCCTGTTGTTGCAAATAGCAAAGCAGAGTAACCAATAGCAATATTATTAACAGCTGTAGTGGCGCTTGTTAAGCTAGTAAAACCATAAGCGGTATTATTAGAACCGCTAATATTCGCAAGGAAAGATTCAATACCTATTGCCGTGTTTGCAGTACCGCCAATATTAGATGATCCAGTCGCGTAACCGAGGAATGTATTGCCAGATCCCGTTGTCAGAGCACCAGCGTCATAACCTATAAAAGTATTACCAGGAGGAAATACTGAGTCGGTCTGCCCTATAACACCACCAGCTGGTCCAGCAACACCTCTCACGCCTGATAGCGTTAAATTCCAGCTTGCATAAGTGCCAGAGCCACCTACAACCTGAACGTCAATAACAAGGCTGGTGGATGAGTATGACGTGACCTGACCAAACATGTAATTAGCAGCATTGGCAGAGCTAACCGCAAGGATATAAGCGCCAGCGACAAACTGCTTGCCAGATTGAGTGGTGAATGTCTTAGAGCCTGTTCCAATGCTTAGCGATGTGGTCGAAGTACCGATCAACGCAGTAGCCGAATTAGCGGCAGCAGTGGCAGAATTAGCGGCAGCAGTCGCCGAGTTGCTCGCATTGGTTGCGCTTGTCGAAGCATTGCTTGCAGAGGTGCTAGCAGCCGATGCGGAGGCAGACGCATTACTTGCTGATGTACTGGCTGAAGATGCTGAAGCAGCAGCAGCGATCTCGTCAGCATTGACCGCTGAGGCTAAAGCGTTCGCCTCGGTAGCAAAGTCAGGCAGAGCTGCGAGAAAAGTATCGGCGCGACTTGCAAAGTTAGCTGGGTCATCACGCGATGGTGGTGTTGGTAGCGCAGTGATTGTCATATCAATCCTTCGATTTCAAGCCTACACAATGAGCGCGTAGGGTAAGCGATGTCAATACTAAAGTCTCTATAAAAGCCATAAACGACAAGCGGCTGATAATCAGCGCTTTCTGATCCGATGTAAACACTTGGCACAGCGCGAACGTCTGCAAGCAACCGCTGCACTGTTCTCAAGCCCGTATTATCAAGCAAGAATGTAGCGCTCATGCGCTTGCTAAATGCTCGTTCGGTAAAGGTGACAACGCCCGTGTCTGGGTCTGTGTCCTTGCGCGAATAGTCAATAATTCCAATGGTTGCGCCTTGCTCAGTGCCGTAGTCGCCTAGTGTGTACAACGTGCCAAAGATGAATTCGCCTATTGCAACCGTTCCTGTACCAGTAATCGTGACTGTAATCTGAGCGTTGAGTCGCAAAGGTAGGCCAGTGACTACAAGCTGATCTTCGAATACGAAAGGCTCGAAAAAGTATTCGTACCAGTCATCAACAACCGATGTTTCCAAATCAAAGGTCTGGTTGTAAATAGGTGGGCTTGCGCCGCCATCGGTGACAATAACCTGCGCGGATGTGCCGGTGATGTTCATCAGAGCAATAGCATCTACCCAGTTAGGGTTAGGCTCTATGCGAATGGTTAGGCTTGTTGTTGATGTCGTTTGCGAAGATACCTGACGATCAAATGCAGCGCATTTATTGCATACGCCCAAGTCCTGCCATTTCGTTGCGTCTGTGCCTGGTGTCGATGTGTTGCTGCTAACGAGGCTTATAAAGATGTGGTTAACCGTGTAACCAGGGTAAGCGACCGGATAGAGTACCTTCGCGTCTTTGGCGTATGACGTGCCACTTGCCCATGCTGATGTTGGCTCTGGAGCGTCGTTATATATGACCATCGACGGGTCATAGGGTGATGGCTTTAATAATTTCATACGACCACCGTATCCAAAGGCTGATCGACATCGGTCTTGACGGTAAGCCCGCGAACGTCCCAGTTATCCTGTAAGCGGAATATTTTAGACGTGTTAATCGCGGTGGATCGCGTCTCGGCTCGCATAAGCGTTACCTCATCGCGCAAGGCTCGTATCTCTGCCGCTACAACGTTCTCGCCGCCTACGACTGGGTTGTATTGCGCTGGCACGACAGCCTCGCCTTTGTGAAGGTAAGCGAGCATGTCTTGCGGGATAAAGTTTGTGCCGGTGGCAAATGATTGCACTCCTACTATTCTGCCTGTATCACCACCGCCAGCAGCGCCACCAACTGAACGAGCGCCAGGGCTTGTGCCGCGAGTAAGTCCAAGTGCTACGTTAACCGCATCGGTCGATGCAAATTGCAATTCTCGGCTAAATTGCTCGACTGCCTGTGCAGCAGATAATGATTCGCTAAAGTTCCATTCGTTCGGGTTGTTGTTTGGTACAACATCACCAAAGAGCTGGCCATCGGTGAGCTTACCGCCGACGAATGTACCCCCTTTGCCATTCTTAGATGACTCAAGGCCAGCGTAGAGCTCTGCAACTCGTGTTGCGCTTCCCGCTGCTGCTAGAGCTTCGTTAATGCCGCCTGCAAGCCCAGAGATTTCAGACTGTACGGTTGCGCCTTCGATCTGTCCGCCGGATGGACCGCCGACATATTCAACGCCGTTAGGACCGAATAGATAACGACCCCCTGCGCGGGTTTCTCCGCCGCCTGCTAGCTTAGCAATTAGAGCCGCTGCACCTATGGCTAGACCTATAGGACCAAGCGCAGTGGCGACGCTGCTCATAGCCGAACCTATGCCGCCAGCAATAGAAGAGACACCGCCAGCAATGCTTGTGCCTATGCCTGCGAGTGTCGTTCCAGCAGTTGCCGCTCCACCTGCAATAGCAGCCCCGCTA